GAATACGAAGTGACGCAACTAGTACAACTATTGCAAACCATGTCACCTGAGTCACCAATGTACATGATGTTGATTGAATCTATCGTAGATAACATGAACTTATCTAACCGCGAAGAGCTTATGGCTAAGATTCAGCAAGCATCTCAACCTAATCCACAGGCACAACAAGCACAGCAGATGGCTGCTCAAGTTGCAATAGCAAAAGAACAAGCTACCGCTGCTGCTCTCAACGCACAGGCCGCAGAAGCGCAAGCACGTGCAGAGAAATACAAGGTGGAAACACAATTTACGTCATTTGATTCAGAGACTGACCGTATCAAAGCTATTGCTACGCAACTCAAGGACGGATCTACTGACGAAAAAGAGTTTGAACGTAGGTTCAAGATAGCTCAGCTACTGCTGAAAGAGAAAGAAATCGACAACAAAGCACAACCGCAAGGGGAATTGAATGCTAACACAAACCGAAACCAAGAAGATCGTGGATCAAATCAACTTAGCTTTCCAGAAACTGGAGAAGCGGATCGAGGCTTTGGAGGCCTCAACTAAATCTACGTCTACCACAACTAAAACCACAAAGTCAACAAAAAGTGCTTGACATTTGGTAAAAAATGTGGTATAATAATTGCATAGTCAAGCCCAATTTGGAGAACACATGACTATAGACGAAGAGAAGTACTACGAAGCGTACTTCGATTTATTCAACTCTAAGGGTTGGAAGCAACTCATTACAGAACTGGAAGAGATTTATCAATCATATACAGTGGATCGTCTAAGTTCTAATGAGGAGCTTTATTTAGCAAAGGGTGAACGGCAAATACTAGCTCGTTTACTAAACTTTGAAAACGGCGTGGAAGCGGCCTACGCTTCTGTAAAAGATGGGAACTCTAGCGGTGACGAAGTTGTGGGCTACGACACCGAAGAGCCTGATTACTAAATCTTCACAATGCGACTACGCACGGAGAAATGATAAATGGCAAATTTTATTGACGAACGCACCGAAAATCCTGAATTGGAAGAAGGCGAAGAGTTACAAACCTTTGAAGAATCTGCGGAAGTAGATCAACCTGAAGAGGATGTCTATTCTGAGCCTGAGCCAGAAGAGGAAGTTGACGATATTCCTGATAAGTATCGCAACAAAGACGTTAAAGATATTATTGCAATGCACCAAAATGCTGAGCAACTGCTCGGTAAACAAGGTCAAGAAGTTGGTGAATTGCGTAGGATCGTAGACGACTTTATCAAAGCGCAATCCGTTAACGCCCACTCAGCCGAAGAGGAAGTTACTGAAGAAGATTTCTTTGCTAACCCTAAAGAAGCTATCAACAAGATGTTGGACAACCATCCAAGCATCAAACAACAGCAAGAAACGACTGTCGCAATGCAACGTCAAGCAACTCTGGATAAGCTAACAGCTACGCATCCAGATTGGCAGCAAGTACTTACTGATCCTAAGTTTGGTAAATGGATAGGTGAGTCGAAAGTACGTAGCCGTCTACTTAAAGAAGCAGACGCAAACTATGACTTTGATTCAGCTAATGAGATTCTTAATATGTGGAAAGAACGTCAGGAGACTGTAAAGTCAACTGTCGAAGCAGAAAAGAAAACTCGTAAAGAACAGGTTAAATCCGCATCTACTGGTACTTCTTCAGGCTCTGGTGAACGTCCTTCACGTAAGGTCTATCGACGCGCTGATATCATTGAACTAATGCGAACAGACCCGCAGCGATACGAAGATTTAATGCCTGAGATTAGGCAAGCGTACGCTGAAGGTCGAGTTAAATAACAAGCTAATTTGGAGATTTTATAATCATGGCTTCAGCAACTTATCCGGGCGGTAGCGGTTCTATCGTAGCAAAAACTCAAGCAGACAAGTTTATTCCTGAACTGTGGTCTGATGAGATCGTAGCAGCATACAAGAAAAACTTGATGATGGCTAACCTTGTCAACAAGATGTCAATGGTTGGTAAGAAAGGTGATACCCTTCACATCCCTAAGCCTACTCGTGGCTCTGCAAACGTTAAAGCAGCTAACACTGCAGTTACTATCCAAGCTGATACTGAATCAGAAGTTGTAGTAACTATCGACAAGCACTACGAATATTCTCGTATGATCGAGGACATCGTAGGTGTTCAAGCGTTGGATTCAATGCGTCGTTTCTACACTGATGATGCAGGTTACGCTTTGGCTAAGCAGATCGATGACGATTTGTTTGCACTAGGTAAGTCTTTGGGTGATGGTGATGGTTCTGACTGGACTCACTCAAACGTACTTTACATGGATGCTACTAGCGGTTTGTCTACCTACGCTGTTGACACTGTTGCAGCAGGTGACACCTTTACTGACGGTGCATTCCGTGATCTGATCAAGTTGATGGATGACGCAGACGTTCCTATGGACGGTCGCTTCATGATCATTCCACCTTCAGCACGTCGTGACATCTTGGGTATCACCCGTTACAACTCTTCAGACTTCGTTGATGGTCGTTCGACTTCAACTGGTTTGATCGGTAACTTGTACGGTATCGACATCTATGTATCATCTAACTGCCCAGTAATCGAAACAGCTGCTGACAACTCAGCTTCTGCAGTAGATACTAAAGCAGCTATCTTTGGTCACAAAGACACCTTCGTACTTGCTGAGCAGATGGGCGTTCGCTCACAGACTCAATACAAGCAAGAGTACTTGGCTGATCTGTTCACTGCAGACACCATCTACGGTACTAAGGTATTGCGTCCTGAAACTGGTTTCGTTGTGGCATTGCCTAACTAATCAGTGATTAAGTCGGGGATTCTTCGGAGTCCCCTTCTTTATAGGCTTTTACTCAAGAGTCTATAAAGAACATAATAACATTGTTCCCCACCAACACAGGAATGGAAGATGGCATCAAAGATACTCATCAAACGCTCCACTACATCTGGAAGCGTTCCTACTACATCTGATCTCGACACTGGTGAACTCGGTCTTAATACGGCTGATAAGCGTGTCTATACTAATAATGCAGGTACTATCGTTGAACTCGGTACGTATCCTTCATCTCTCAACGTAACGGGTAATACTGACCTTGACGGTACTTTAAACGTCGATGGTGCAGCTACGTTTGCTTCAGGTACTGTTACTGGTAACTGGACTGTTACTGGTACACTTTCTGTAGGCACCCCTACAAACTCTACTGATGCAGTTTCTAAAGGCTATGTAGACACTGCAGTAGCTAATGTTATTGACGCAGCTCCGGGTGCATTGAACACTCTGAATGAGCTTGCAGCAGCAATCAACGATGATGCTAACTTTGCTACTACCATCACTAATTCACTAGCCACTAAGTTACCACTATCAGGTGGTACAATGACTGGTGACGTAGTACTTGGTGCTAACAAGATCACCTCTACAGCAACTCCGGCAACTGACGATACACTGACTCGTAAGGGTTATGTAGATAGTATCTTAGGCTCTGCAACTTCAGCAGCCGATAGTGCAACTGCAGCAGCTACTTCTGCAACTAATGCAGCCACTAGCGCATCTGACGCATCAACTTCTGCAGGTGTAGCAAGTCTTAACGCTACTTCAGCATCTGATAGCGCAAGTGCAGCAGCTACCTCAGCATCTAATGCAGCTACCTCTGCATCTTCAGCATCTACCTCAGCTACTGCAGCAGCAACCTCTGCTACTAACGCAGCCTCAAGCGAAACTGCAGCAGCTTCTAGCGAGTCTGCGGCAGCTACCTCAGAAACTAATGCAGCTACTTCTGCATCTAGTGCATCTACCTCTGCATCTACTGCAACAACTAAAGCATCTGAAGCCGCTACCTCTGCGACTAACGCAGCTACTTCTGAATCTAATGCAGCTACTTCTGCAACTTCAGCTTCTCAAAGTGCAACTTCAGCAGCTACGAGTGCATCTAATGCATCAACAAGTGCAAATACTGCTCAAACATACGCAAGTAATGCATTAACTTACTCAAACAGTGCTAGTGCGTCTGCCGATGCAGCTTTAGCAGCTTTAGATAGTTTTGATGATCGTTACTTAGGTCAGAAAACATCTGATCCTACAGTAGACAACGATGGTAATGCCTTAGTTGCAGGTGCTTTGTACTTCAATACAACTGATGATGTAATGAAAGTATACGAAGGTAGTTCTTGGGTAGCTGCTTATGTATCTGCTGAAGGTTTGGTACAGTCTACTGGCGACACCATGACAGGCGATTTAGACTTTGGCGATAATGTTGAAGCTAGATTTGGTGCTAGTCAAGACTTGCGTGTTTTCCATGACGGTTCTGGTGGAAACTCTCACGTTCTATCAACAAATCCTTACTTGGTTCTTGACGCATCAACAGCGGTACTAACTGATTGTAATCTACAGCCAAACTCAGGAAGTTTTGACTTAGGTACAGCAGGTATTCCTTGGCGTGATACTTATACTACTGGTGTTAAAAACAACGGAGCCATGACCATTCGTGGTTCTGGTTATGTTTACTTGCAGTCTTATGCAGGTGAGCAGATGGTTCGTTGTACTGAGAATGCCGGTGTTGAGTTGTTTTATAATAACGATGCAAAACTAGCATCAACCTCAACAGGTGTAACTGTAACTGGTCGTGCAGTTGGTACGCAGGTTACTGATAATGATTTGTCATTTGACCTTCAGGCAGGTAACAGCTTTGTTTGTACTCCGGCAGCTAACGGAACGCTAACCTTTACAAACATCACCGCAGGTCAGTCTGGTAACATTATCCTGATAAATAATGGTGGTTATGCTATTTCAGCAGCAGCAACTACTTACATTAGTGCGGCTGATGTAACAACTATAAGCACAGCAGGTATTTATTTGCTTAGCTATAACTCAGCATCTAGCAACGTATTTGTAAGTGCATCAGCAGCATTGACTTCAGCGGGAGCTTAATCAATGTCTTTGATTCAAGGCAATTTAGCTAAGAGCGCAGTAAGTGGCTTTTACAATGGCGTGATTGAAGGCTCTGCTCGGTTTGATAATAGTGGCTCACGTTTGCAAAGAACAATGGGTTCAGGCGGTAGTAGAACAAAGTGGACTGCTAGTGCTTGGTTAAAAAGAGCAGAGCGAACAGGTCAATCTTTTTGGTTATCTTCTCGAAACTCCGAAATTATTAATATCGGATTTCAAAATGACAATTTTTATATGTTCCTTAGGGGTGATGGTGATAAGGAGTGGAGATCAAACGCAAAATACCGTGATCCTTCTGCTTGGTATCACGTTGTTGTTGCTTTTGATACAACACAATCAACAGCATCAAACCGAGTTAAAGTTTATATTAACGGCGAACAAATCACTTCTTGGTCAAGCCAACCAACTGTTTCACAGAATTACACAACAGCAATGTGTGAAGCTCAAGGGCATTGTATAGGCGATCAGCAAAATATATATGACTCTCCATTTCCGGGTTATATGGCAGAAGTTATTTTGATTGATGGGCAGCAACTTGCTCCGACATCCTTTGGCGAATCAAAGAACGGCGTATGGATACCTAAAGCCTACTCAGGTTCTTACGGCACTAACGGCTTTCGCTTAGACTTTAGTCAATCACTGACTGCTGACCAATCAGGCAACGGAAACAACTGGACTGCGGTCAACATGGGTTCAACTGACCTGATGTTGGATACGCCTGAGAATAGCTTTGCTGTATTAAACCCTAATTATCAATCAATTGAATGGGGCAACGCTACTTTATCTGAAGGCAATCTTAAGTATGTTGGCAGTGGTCAAAAACCAATGGCGCACTCAACTTTCCCTTCATATAGTGGAAAGTGGTATGCAGAGTTTTATGTAGCATCTGGAACACATACTGGAATAGGCGTAACAGACACTAACTGGCGTGGCGGTTATAACGCACCCTATGGTCGTGACGATTTTTGGTGGGAAACCAATGATTTTAAACGAGCAGTTTATCAGGGTTACAATGGCAACATGAATTATGGTAATACCGTTGAAACTAGTTATGGCTCATCATATTCTAATTCA